ACTAAAGGCGTGGGAAGCCCAAAGGATTATCACAAAAGTTGATAAGCCCTTAGTTGATATCAACCACAATCCTCTCTAGTGGATCACGCCGACCAAATAATCGACGCGCAGGTGCGCAATCAAATCGCGCTACGTCGATACATCAAGCGAGAGTCACGTCTGCTGCTCAAGCTCTTTGAACAATACGACAGGAAACTCGCCCTCCTCCTTCGCGAGCGCCTCGTAGGCAACAACGTAGTCAACTCTCCAAAATTCAAAGCACTGCTGGCCGATATTGTACAGCTCCGGAAAGAGCTGATGGAAGAGGCCGCCAAGCAAATCAAGTCCACACAGAAGGAGCTCACTCCGGTCGAGCATGATCGCGAGTGGGGACTCCTGTTGGCCATCCTCGGACTCAATGAAGAAGACGAGCCTTTCCAAGCAACGCAGGCTGCAATCAACAGCCTCCCGTTCGCGACCGGCGCCTCCTCGGCAGGAACACTCAACCAATGGTTAGCCGACCTTCGCAAGGCCGACTACAAGCGCATCCGTGACGCGCTCATACTGGGTGTTTCGCAAGGGGACTCTCCCGACATCATTCGTGAGCGCATCATCGGCACCAAGGAAGATGGCTACCGCGACGGTACTGTCTCGAGAACAAGGCACAACGCACAGGCCCTCATCGCCACCACTCTTCTCCATCTCTCTCAGGCCACCCGAGAGAGCATCTGGGTACAGACCCCACGAGTCGTCGGACTCCTTTGGGTTGCTATACTCGACGGAAAAACCTCGCTCATCTGCATCAGTCGCGACAACAAGGTTGTCATGTTCGGCGGGCGCAAGGCACCAGAGGGAATGGAGCTATTGTCACCGCAAGGCGCTCGGCCCCCAGCCCACCTCCACTGTCGCTCCATGATGGGGGTGCTCATCGGAACCACTCCCCCAAACAGACTTACCTTCGAGCAGTTCTTCTTGAACCAGACGAAGAGAACCCAAGATGATATTTTAGGAAAACCCAGGGCGGAATTATTTCGTTCAGGAAAACTACCGCTCGATGGCTTTGTCAACGATACTGGCCACGAATATTCAATCACGCAACTATCCAAAGGATTACCAACATGACATTTAAATTCAGTGAAAATGAAACAGTAGAAGACATTGAGGACGTAGACGCAAATCTACGAGCCTTTTATCACAAGCCGGAAGGCGCCGAAACGTACAGCGTTCGCGAAGAACTCCAGTCATCGGCCGCAGCATGGGATGGCCTCTCTGGGGCCAACCAAAAGATCCGCAAGGACAACAAGGCTCTCCTTGGAAAGCAGACTGACCTGTCTGCACTTTCTGAATATGGCGACTCCACGGATAGTATCCTAGCGTCGTTCACTTCCCAAAAGCAAGAGCTAAGTGACGCCCTTGAAGCAAAGAAGGGTGCCGTGAATCCGGAGAAGCTCCGGACACAAATTCTCGAGGGCTTTGCTGAGAAGGAAAAGCAGTACGTCGCGAAGACGGAAGCTCTCCAGAGCCAGTTGTACAACACACTGGTCACCAGCGAGGTGCAGTCGGCCATCAGCAAAGAGAAGGGTGACATGGATCTCCTAACCCCCTTCGTCACCAGCCAGGTGAATATGGTCGAATACAACGGACAACTGGTCGCCCGGGTGATGGATTCGGATGGAGAAGTGAAGTTTGGTGCCACGGGCACAGAAATGACCGTCCAGGAGCTCGTCTCTAACATGAAGAAAGATAAGAAATTCGCTAAGTTATATGAGTCGGATGCACTGAATGGCGGAGGCCCCCCTCCCAACCAACTGAACTCCAGCGGTCCTCGAAACACCGCACAGCGAACAGCGACCGACAAGATTAGCGCTGGCCTCGCAAAGATGTCAAGCTAAAACTTGCCTATACTAAAACATCTATCGTAACCTTACGTTATCACTAATCACAAGGGCGACCCTGGTGATTGAACCAAATCCCGAGCGATTCGGACCAATCAAACCTTTTACTATCCAGGAGCCTCATAATGGCCAGCGTTACCCTTGCAGAATCTGCAAAACTTAGTCAAGACGATCTCGTATCCGGTCTCATCGAGAGCATCGTTACTGTAGATAAATTTTTCCAAATGCTTCCCTTCGATGGCATCGAGGGCAATGCAATCGCATATAACCGCGAGCTCACCATTGGCACTGTAGCCGCGGTAGCTGTAGGCGAGGACATCGGTCCTGACGTCGCAGCAGGTGGCAACCAAGCAGAACGTTTGCTCGGCAAAGACGCTGCAACCTTCACCCAAGTCAACGTTGGTCTCACAACGGTGATGGGAGATGCGGAAGTGAACCAGCTGCTCCAGCAGACTCGCAGCAACATCAATGACCAAACTGGTGTACAGATTGCCTCCAAAGCAAAGGCCGCAGGCCGACGCTACCAGGACATGCTCATCAACGGCGTTGCCGGCGCAACCAACGAGTTCTCTGGACTGTTGGCTCTAGTGCCTGCCGGCCAGAAGGTCACCACTGCAGCTAACGGCGAGAACATCAGCTTTGATATTCTCGACCAGTTGCTCGACCTGCCTCTTGATAAAGACGGCCAGGTGGATTACCTGATGATGCCTAAACGCACGCTTCGTGCATACTACGCCCTCCTTCGAGCCCTTGGTGGAGCAACCATTGATTCAGTGGTCACTCTTCCTGATGGCACTCAGGTTCCCGCATATCGCAATGTACCAATCTTTGTGAACGACAACATCCCCGTCAACCAAGCGCAAGGCGCCTCTGGTAATGTCTGCACCACTGTCTTCGCTGGTACTTTCGATGATGGCTCCCGCAGCATGGGTATTGCTGGTCTTACTGCCACCAAGCAGAGCGGCTTACATGTGGTTGACATCGGTCACCACCACACCCGTGATGAGCGCATCTACCGAATCAAGTGGTACTGCGGTCTCGCACTCTTCTCTGAGCTTGGAATCGCTTCCGCCTCAGGTATTCTAAACTAGCCTAATCTAGCCGCACTAGTATCACTGGTGCGGCTTAATTGTGTTATAGAAATAAGCCATGAAACTAAAATTCGCAGGAGCCTACCAAGGCAAGACAATGACAATCAAGGGTGTTCGCTTCGTAAATGGAGTGGCTACACTTTCTGGGGATCCAGTTCGACAGGCGGACCTAATCAAGTACCTCGCCTATTGGCAGGCACTGCCGGTAGACGAAGCAGATGCCCTCCAGGCAAAACTGGATGCCTCAACTGTCGACGTCGACGAATTGTCTGCAAAGGTGGCCGACGCAGAAGCACAGGTTCGAGCACTAGAAGCAAAGCTAGCAGACAAGAAAAAAGATCATGGCAAAGTGGAAGATAGTACCTCAGCCCCTAGTGGGAAACAGTCGGGAAGTCCTGGTGACAAAACTCCCTCCAAACAACCAAGCTCCCAGAGCAGGAAATAGCCAACTCGAGGTTGGTGAAATGCTCTACGAAGACACCGAGATGCCCATTGGTGTCGACGACAACACACATACGAGATAGAACATGCCATCATACAGAGTAGAAATCAGCCCCAGCCTCCCCGGCATGACCCTAAAGAACGGGCACAACGTTATGATCGTCGAGGCCAACAGCTCGGCAGATGCAAAGCAGTTGGTCCTTGGTCACCACACCGGTCCAGGTGAAGGCGGCTGGGCGGATGCAACCGTAACGGAGATTACCGTGGGTACTGATCTGTCTCCCGTAACCAACCCTGATGATGGGGAGGTTTTGGAATACGTTCTTACTGTGATAGTCACAGGCGGAACAGTGAGCGAAACTTTCGTACATACTGCTGTAGCTGCCGACACCTACGCCGACTGCTTTGATGCAATGGTTGTTTTGCTTAATGCAAATGCCACCATTGCTAACGCTGCCTTCGCAGCAAACCTTCTCACCGTCTCTTCTATTGCGGATGGTATCGGTGACCATGCAGTCACTGCCAGCTTCACCTATGGTGGAGAAGCAATTGCTAGCTTTCTTGGGGCCATTGTGGACGAAGGAATTGCTGGTGCCGTACTCACTATCGCGACAAGTACCGGCGTTGTCGCACCAACCATCGTCGCTTACGGCGCATAAATAGGACAAAGCCATGCCATCATATGAAGTTAAACTACCCACCAACACAGGTGGACTCACTCTAAAATCTGGCCACGACATCATGTATGTCGAGGCAGCCGACGCTGCCGACGCTCGAGCTGTTGCAGCTGGCCATTTCGACGGTGACTCCGCAGCTGCCTGGCAGAACTCAGCCACCACGGTGACTGAAATTACCGTAGCCTCCGACCTATCTCCAGTCGCTACTTCGGTGGGCACTACCTCAACTTTCAAGTTGGACGTAACAGTCGTGGGTGCCGATACCAATGCTACCTTCTCTGCCTCCGCAGCGGCTGCAGATTCTTATGCAGACGTCTTCGCAGCAATGGTTGTCTTGCTTCTGGCACACGGAGATTTCACAGGAGCAGCATTCGGCTCAAACCTGCTTACCGTCTCCTCCATTGGAGATGATATTGGTGACCACACACTCACCGCTACGTTCTCGTATGGCGGAGTAGATGTACCAAGCTTCTTGAGTACTGTTACCCATGAAGGCATTCCCGGCGCCGTACTTACTGTGGCTTCCAATGCATCGGTCGTA